TTTGAGTTTGAATAGATGAAGTTACTCCATCTAAATAACCAAATTCTGTTGAACTAACATTAGCATTTAATTGTGTAGGTGATAAGTTAGTTAATAAACTACCATTAACAGCAGGTAATTGTGCTGATCCATTTAACTGAACTACATTATTAGCAGATGTTCCAGCAGTTAATGTCGCAGCAGTACCTAATCCTAAGTTAGATCTTGCAGTTGTTGTATTAGTTAAATCAGATAAATTGTTAGCAGCAACTAATAAACCAGAAGCACTAACTGCTGCAACTTGCCAAGCTGATCCATTCCATACTCTTAAATTATTTGCTGTTGTATTAAAATATAAATCTCCAGTTGTTAAAGGATCACCATCATTATCAACAGAAGGATCACTTGCTTTAGCACCTAAATATGTATCATCAAAATTATCAGCTGCGGCTAGTGCAGCATCTCTTGCACTGTTTGCAGCATTGGCAGCATTACTTGCAGTATTAGCAAAGTTACTAGAGTTGTTAGCAAAGTTACTAGAGTTTGAAGCATGATTGCTAGAGTTGTTTGCAAAGTTACTAGAGTTCGCAGCATGGTTTGAACTATTAGACGCATGATTAGAACTATTTGACGCATGGTTAGCAGAAGCATTCGCTGAGTTAGAACTATTGTTTGCAAAGTTAGATGAATTGCTTGCATGATTAGCTGATGCGTTAGCTGAATTGCTAGAGTTATTTGCAAAATTAGAACTGTTAGATGCGTGGTTAGCAGATGTGTTTGCTGAATTAGAACTGTTATTAGCAAAATTAGAACTATTAGCAGAATGATTAGCAGCACTATTTGCACTGTTGCTAGAATTATTTGCAAAGTTAGAAGAATTAGATGCAGAGTTTGCAGCTGCATTGGCATTAGCTTGTACTGAAGCTAAATAAGTAGATGCAGTGTTTGCACTATTAGAAGCATTGTTAGCAAAATTAGAAGAGTTACTAGCATGGTTCGCTGAAGTGTTAGCACTATTAGATGAATTGTTTGCAAAGTTTGATGAGTTAGAAGCATGATTGGCTGCAGCATTAGCATTTGCAGAAGCTGCTGCATTATCTACAATTAAAGTATATTTAGCTGATTCAGCATTTGTAGTTAGTGGTTCAGCACCAACAGATGTATGTGCAGTATTAACAATAAATATATTTGCAGTAGATGTGTCTTTAACTAAATCTCTTGTATTGTAAGATGTTGCGGTAACCCAGTTTCCTCTATAAGTTCCAAGCTCTTGAGTAACTGATATTTCTCCATTAGCATCAAATGCTAGAATTTTATTAGCACGATCTGCAGCACCCACAGTAAACTCTGTAGATGTCATTGTGTTTGTTTTAGATAACTTTAATGATCGTGTAACTTCTTCTTGAATTTGTTGGATTGCCATTGTTGCTCTGTCTAATCCTTCTTCATGGGATTCAGCAGGGAATGGATCGTTAGCAATATAATCTATTGCTTGTGTTTGTGGAATGTTACGTCTTAATACAACTGTTTGTGTTGATGTTGGAATATTACCAGATGTAAATACAACTGTACCACCTGTAGATACACCAGCACCTGTTACTGTATAATGAGTTGTAATAGTCTTAATGGTTTCTGTACCATTAGCTGCACGAATGATTACTTGAATATCTGAGTCTTGGAATATCTTAAATGTATATGTAAACGTGGTAGTTGAGCCATCACCACTATAACTGTTCTTAACTGTAGTTGAAGATATTGTCATGGTTTGTCTATATTAAATTATATTGTTAATGTCTATCATATTTATTCTGATCTTTCAGGTAAATCAGACTCATCAACCATATATTGTAATACGTTTTTAACTCCAAGTAAGTTTTGATAAGGTAATACTCTTAATATATTATAAGCATCTTTTTTGCTAAAATCATATTCTTCATCAAATAAAGATTTACCAACTCCTCTTGTAGATTCTCCAATTTGTTTAATTAAAGATATTGATGGATTTCCATCCCAAATATTAGAATCTAATCCTGTTGTTCTATAATTAAATAAAGGATCAAATCCACTTGTATAAGCAAGTGTATCAAAGAATGGTGGTATTATTGTTGAATATGTATTTCTTTGAAAAGTTGCTTTTGCAATTGCAGCAGGATCTAACTTTTCTTCTAAAAATCTGTCTTTTTCTTGTGAACCTTTTCCTTGAGCATTTAAATATGTTTGAACAACATAACCAAGTCCAGCAATAAAAGAACCAACCATAAATTTAGCAAAGAAATTAAAATCACGCATGTGTAATCCATGTAATAATTGTTTTGCATAAGCATTTGTTACAAAACCTCTAAATTGTATAAGAGATTTTCCTAAACTAGAATCTGGTAATCTTAAATAACCAATCATTTCTCCATAATTATTTTCTTGAACCATTCTTTTTAAATGTCTTGCCATATATAAAGACATACGATTAACTAAATCCTGATCATCCCAATCATCAACATTTAATCTTCTTATCTTTCTTCCTGTTAATCCTCCTTCAATAAATGAAGATTTTTCTCTAATATTTTTAAATACTGCTTGTAAATCATCATCTGTAAAACCAATATTTTTATATCTTTGGATTTGTTTTTTTGTTAATTCTAATTCGCCAGTAGCATGTCTTGCTAATTTATTAAGAGAAATAACTGTTGCTAATCTTCTTGAAAAAGCATCTACTAAATGAAAACCAGAAGCATCAGTTGTAATCCTTGATCCTATATCAGCTATTTTTTCAAACGTTCCAACTCTAGAACTAGCACCAGCAAAATCATCTGTTCTGTTTAAAACAGAATCTGTAAGTCTATTTGAACCAGTTCCACTAATTAGCGTTTCAACTTCATCAAGTAATTCGTTTGAAAGTTTTCCTGTTTTTGCTCTAGTTAATAATTTTCTCCACTCAGGTATATGCTTTGCAAAAGCAATAAAACCAGCCTCGCCAATAACGTTTCCAAGTTCTGGTAATTGTGCAAATCCTACTTGGTTAAATAAATTTACATAATTGTATTTTCTCACATTTCTTAACACCACAGCGAATGTAGAATTAATATCTGAGTCTGTTGGTATTCCTAAAATATTTTTATAAAGAGTATCAAGAACTCTTAATTCTCTTTCTTTTTTAGCTCTTCCTAAAACACTATTATACATTTTAGCAACTTCTGGAAGATCATAAGATTGATTTATAACATTTAAAACTTTAGCAAAATCAGATGGAGATTTAATGCCAATGCTAGAAAATGCAGCATGACCAGACATTTGATGTAAATAAGAACCAATAACTCCTTCTGCATTATTATCTAAAAAATCACTGAACTTAATGTTATATCCATTAATTACTTCATTATGAGTTTCATCAAAACTAGCTCTTCTTTTAAATCTTGCTGGAACATTTCCTTTTTGAGGTTTTAACAAAATTTTACTTAAATTATTAACTTCAAAATCTGTTAATTTAGTATAATCTTTTAAAAGTTTTCTTAATTCTGTTTCATCTGTAGTTCTTAAAATACGATCAATAGATAAATTATCTCCATATCTTGTAGTTTTAACCATTCTTAAAATATGTTTAGCAAGTAAAGATCCTTCTTCATCTGATAAATTTCTAGATCCTTTTATTAAAGAATTTTTTAAAAATTTAACTACATTTTCTTCTTTTATTCTTTCACTTATTTTTACTATTTTAGAAACCATCCAACTTCTTGGAAAATAATTTGGATTGTCTAATATATCTGCAGCTCCTGCTATTCCTTGTTTTTTAAAATCATCTAACATTTCTTTTAAAAATGTTCTTGAATGCTGTGCTGCTTTCCTTACACCTGGTTCATCAATAACCTCACCTCTAATTGAACGACCAACCATTTCAGAAAAATCAGAAATATTATTTATAGACGCTGATTTAATAAAAACTTTTTTTGAATCTAAATATTCATCTAATGCTGGTTTATATCCTTTATAAAATTTAATTAATTTAGTTTGAAAATAATTGTTTTTAAAAATATCTGCAGTCAGTATAGATGGTGAGTAATCTTTATTTCCAACAGCTTCTTCAGCTATTTTTTCTGCAAATGTTCTCATTGCTGGATTTGGTGATGTTCTTAACACAGATGATTTGTCAAATCTTATTGCACTAAATGCAACATCTGGAGTTTTGTTAATTCTTTCAAATACATTTTGCAAAACATCATCTCCTTCTATTAAATTACTAATAGTTTTTATTGCTGTTCCTTGATCAGCAGCGTATTGTTTTTTATTAGAAAATATAAAATTTTTTTGTTCTTTTGCTAATTCATCAAATTCGTCTGTATTTTTATTTTGATCAAATAATTTATACTGTTTAAAATATTTATTACCTTTTTCTGTAATTTGATAACCATCATTTTCTAAATTAAATTTTTCTAAAGATTTTCCATATTGCTGTGCAATAGCTTCAGATTTAATAATAGCAGGATGTTTAGGTGCGAGAAATCTAGTAAGAGCTGTTCCAACTAAACCACCAAATAACATATTATATCCAATTTCATTTAATTGTCTTGTTGGATCTTCTGCTATAAAAGGTGCTGTTATTAAACCACTTGTTCCAGCACCAACTAATCCAGATCTAACATATTGAGATAATCTTGAAATTTTACTTGAATAAACAAATGGAGAAGCAGCACCAAGGGTTGCTGATGTAACTAATGCAGCAGGAACATCTAATATAGATGCAGCAACTCTTAATCCTATACCAGCATAACCTAATGTTGCTAATTTTTCATTGTTTTCTTGAGTGTCTAATATTCTTCTTTTTATTTGATGAGCTTGTGCAAGAGAAGTGGCACTTCCAAATGAATCCCAATATTTTTCATCAACTCCATCTGTAACTTCATTAAAAGTTTCTTCTGTAAATTTAAAATTATAATCAGGAATTAATTCTTCCTTACCAAAAGTTCTTAAAACTAATGGTAAATATTGTTCTTCATTGTAAGCAATTTTTGCACCCTCAAGTAAAGAAATTTTTTCTTGTTCTTGTTTTTCTTTTAAAATTTTTTCATCTTGTAAAGTTAAGTAATCAGTATTGATAACTAAACCGCTTAATGTTTCTGATGACATATTAAGGAATTAGTTGAGGTTCTTGTTGTTTTAATAATTTTTCTTGTGTTTTTTCTTGAATAGAAATTATTTCTTTAGTTTTTTGTTGTTTAGATAATTCTTTACGTTCATTATTTATTAATTTCATTTCAGCAAATGTAAAAGATAAACGCTTGCCATCATCAGAATAAACAGGATGTAGTACAGATCTATTATAAATATCAAATGTTCCAGCTCCACTATGTTTTAAATAATAATCTTTAGGATCTTCATCTGGTATATATTTTTTAATTATAAATTCTTTTGTTGGAATAATATTTTCTAAGCCATCTATAGATTTAAATGGATGTATATCTCTTTTTAAATAAGCAAATTTATCTATAACAACAATATCTTTTTTTAAATCTATTAAAGTTTGTTTTTGTGCCTCATCTGGACTAAACCCAGATGTAATATAAATATCAAATAAAGATTCTCCATAACTTAATATATCACTACTATTTGTTGTTTTAATACTTGAAAAAGCATTTTTTATTTGAATTAAACTTGAATCTCTTTTTCTTTCATAAGATGGAAGAGATGTAATTTTTAAATATTTACTTTGAACATCTACAGCAGTAGAAAATGCTTGTTCATTTGTGTAACCTTTTATTCTTTTTAAAGTTAAAACATTTCTATAAAATTTATATTCTTTGTCTGTAGTATACTCATCAAGTCTTCCAGTTTGTTCTGCAGCATCTGCAATATCTATTGCTCTTAATGCTGTTGGTGTTATTTTTTTTTCTACTAAAGCTGTATTAACTCCATTTTTTAAAATAGACTGATATGTAGGAGCAACTCTTCCTACTCCTTTAAAAGTATTATCAACTTCAACAAAAACTTGACCACTTGTTTTTTCTGGAGAATATACTTTTTGAGTTGCTATTTGTTCTATATTTTCTAATGTTTCTTTATTGTCTGCATTAGTTCCTGTTAAAACATCAATACCTTTATTAAAATTTTCATATATCATTGTTCCATCTGCAACTTTTTTAGATTGTTCTTGTGCTTGTAATATTAACTGACTTTTTAAATTTAAATCTGCATTTTTATATAATTCTGGATTTTCTTTTATTTTTTCTAAAAAAGAAATTGGTTCTTTTGAATCTTTAACCATTGCAAATGTATCTATTATTTTAAATTTTTCATCTAATTTAATTTTTTTAGTAAATGGATCTCCTGCATATTTATTATTTATATATTCTGCTGACTCATTATATGCTTGTCCAGATTCTATAAAACCTGGTATTGTACCCATTTTTGAAACTAAACCAGAATCCCAATCCTTATCAACTCTATCTGCATTTAATTCCATTGCTTTTCTTGAAGATTGAATTGTTGCTAAATTTAATTGTGTTAAGTTCGCACCTAATTTTGTAGATACAGCTCTTTGAACAAATTTATTTTCATTAGAAAGGTTTTCATTAATAAAATTATTTATAACTTCTGTTGCCTCTTTATTAAATCCATCTGCTGCTTCGCTAGGAAAAGGATTGTTTTTATATTTATCATATACTTCATACAATTTTGGTAGTGCTTTATTTTGATAATCAATAGATTTTAATTTAGCTTCTTCTTCTTTTTCTTTAACATAATAATCTGTTAAAGCTGTTTGAGCTTTACTAAATAAATCGTTTGTAACTGGAACTTGAAATGATGCTTTAACGCTGGGTACTTCAGCAGTTATTCTTCCTTGTGCTTCGTATGTAGGTATCTTTGGCATTATTGATTCCTTGATCTGTTAGCTGATTTAGATTGTAATCTTAAATTGCTCATACTGTTATTTCTTGGGTTTCTGTCTTTATGATCAACATCTTTACCAAGTAAACTATTTCCATATTTCTTCTTTAACATTCTTCTTGCACCATTTCTACCAGCTCTATCTTTTTTCTGTTCTGGTTTAGAATGATAATTTTCATATTCGCTTTTATAATCTCTTGACATATTTTATTCCATTGCTGGTGTGTAAGGTAAAGCTGGTCTTGGAGATGGAGATCCAAATCCACCCATCCTTAATAAACTCGTTCCTGTTTGCATTATCGTACCCATTTGTGCTGTTCGTGCTGTTTGTCTTGCAACTTGTCCCTGTATTCTTGCAAAGTTTGCTTCTTCAAACTTTCTTGCTTGACCAATCTTAGCATTATATTCCATAATGTTTCTTTCTTTTTCGGCTTCTTCTGCATTAGATCTTAATACTCTTAAACCTGTTCCAGATAAATCTGCACCAGTTTTTGCAATTCTTGTTGTAGTTTGACCCTGTAGTTGTTCAACTTTTTGATTAAATCTAGCTATATCAAATTCTAATTGTTTTTCAATTTGTGCAGCTTCTTGTTCAGCAATTTTTGCATTACGTTCTTGTATAGCTTGATTATATTTTCCTGCAGCACCTTGCTGTTTATACTGTGCATATCCTAGTGCTACTGTTGCTACTTGTGCTACCATTAGTAAATCCTCGCAAATCGGTAATGATCTGTGTCATCAAAACCATAACATTTCATTAACCCTTCATTTTTAAATCCTAACCACTTAGCAAATCTAATTCCAATTCCAAAGTCAGCTCTTACTGCTGTTTGCAATCTTTTAATATTATTAGATGTTGCAAGATAATCTATGTTTTGCTTTACAGCCTTTGCAATAGTTATAGGATAATTCCAAACTTCTTTTTTACCAATAAACCAACCTTCAGCAACATTACCCCATATTCTTTTCATACCTGCTGCAGCGATTACTTCATCATTAATTAATCCTGTAAATGCTAAATGCTCTTGTTCTAAATCCATACATTCTTTGTTGGTATCATTAATAATAAACTGTGCATCTTTTTGTGTGAGCATGTGGTTCATCTGTGATTGCATTATTATTTTACCATGATTTTGTTTATAAGGAATTATAATTAGTTTATTAACCATCATTTGTAACCAATTCTGGATATAACGATAAAACTGTTAAAGGTAAAGGTTGAGTTTGACGAACATAGATATATCCATCTGTTTCGTAATTGCCTCTAAACTCTACTTCCTTATCCCCAGTATATACAGGAATAGCTGTATCCATTAATTGTGCTGAGGATCTAAATGGAATAGTTTCCATATTAGATAAGTTTGGTCCAACCTCTACACCAATAGACTCATAAAGTCTAACTGTAATATTATAAATTCGTTTTGTTTTAGCTTGTGATGTTCCATTTTGAGATCCAGCATCTATTCTCATAGTTTGTAATATGGATGTGTAAGGTAAACCAACTTTAACTTTAGTAGATGATCTTGCTAAAGTAATAGATCCACCAGATACTGTTCTATCAGGATGCGTTGAACCATTTGCAAGAACAGATACAGTTTGTCCCTCAAGATGATCTAAACCAGTAATAGTAGTCGTTGCAGAACCAGAATAAGCAAGTTGTGAATCTAAGAAATTAAATGTTGTGTTATCTGTTTCTGTAAAATCAAATTGATTAATGTATTCTACATAACGTCTTGTAACACCATTGATGGTACGTTTAATAATAACCCATGTTTGATATTCTTTGTCATTAGTTGGAATTGTTGCAACGCTTTCGCATACAGCATTACCTGTACTAAATGAACCACCAAATATATGTCTATGCCAAGCAACAACTTGTTGTTCTCTTTGATAAGTTAAACCAGCTAATTGACCATCTTCTCTTACAGCCCAGATGATTTGATTAGGTTCTTGTTGATATGACATTTCATTAAAACCAGTTTCAGAAATATGTTCAGCTAATATTGTCATGTCAGGTGCAACATAACCATCCACATCAAAGTTATAAGCTAGTTCTCTAATCTTTCTTTTAGCACGTTGTAAAAATAAAGTTACGTTTCCAACTGGTATTGCATCTGTATTTGCACAGCCATGGTTAGATTGTTTTTTAATTAATATATTTGTTGGAGTAATAGGATCATCTGTACCACCACCTGATACTGAAAACTCACCACCTACTGTTCCTACAATTAAAGTTCGTGTTGCAGATAAAAAACGAACAGCATTAACTTGGTTAGATGCGATTGTATAAATGATTGCATCATCATCTGCAATTGTTCCACCTCTATTCTCGTGCATGTTTTCATAATCACCAGATTTAGAAAAATATAAAGTTTGTGGTTGTGCTTCTGTTCCTGCAAATACTAATCGTTGTTCATAAAAAGATACGCAAGAAGGATAACCAGTAGTATCTGAAAAAGCTCCTAATGCCCAGTCAGTTGAAGTAGATGAAGAAGCCATATCTTTTAAAACTGTTGCTGTTACAACTGTTGTGCTAGTGATTGCTGTAATTTCTCCATAACCATCTCTAAAACGAAAAAGTCTTCCAACATCAGTAGATTGAAAACCTGTATTACTATTAATTCCTGTTACAGCAGATGCTGTTAAAGTTCTGCCAGTACCAACTGTATGTGAAGACATACCAAATGTTGTAGTTGTAGTATTATCATCTAAGTATGGTCCATCAGTAAAATCTACTTCTGTAATAGTCCAAGAAGTATGACCAGTTCTTGATAATTTTTTAACTGAATAATCAGGATGACATAAATACATTACATCTGCTGATTGAGCATATTTAATTTGAAATAGATCTGCAGTTAAATAAGTTGTTGTTAATGTGTAAACTCTGTTTGCTACACCACCAGAACTATAAGTTGTATAAGAAGATGTATTAACATTGTTGCCATCTATATCTTGTAATTCAAATGTATTAGTTGCAACATTTGCTACTTTAAATCTTTTGCCATTTACTTGTGTCATTCCTACAACACCAGAAATAACAACAGTATCTCCATTAGAAAAACCATGAGCTGTAGATGTAACAACACCTGGATTTGCTTTTGTAATTCCTGTGATTGTTTTATTAGCTTCTAGTATTGCACCATTATCTTTATAAAAACGAATATATTGATTACCAAATTCTAAAATGTAAGTTTGTGTTGTTGAAAATTCAAAAGGAATTAATCTTGTTTTAGCTGATGATGTTTTTACTTCTGCTACAAATGATGTACCTGGTCTTCTTGCTGAAGAACCATGAGGATACACAACCATGTTCTGTAAAGTTTTGCAACCAGATGAATATTTAGCTAAATCATTTCTACCATCTAGTCGTGGTGATAATTCACCACCAGTAAAGTTTGTTAATTGTACCGCAACTCTAGCCATGGTTATTAAAACCTAGAGTTGATAAATGTATTTGAATCTATAACAGATGATGATCCTGCTTCTGGATCTGTATTATATCCTTCAGTGGAATCTACAAATCTAGCATCTTTTAATTTCTCTTGGTAAAG